GTTTGGTACAGGCAGAACTGTCAGGGCAACACATGAACAAATACCAGGGGGGGGGTACAGGTTACCTGGGACGCATTACCGAGATGAGTCCTGAGATCAGAGGAGAGTATAGTTCTGTCACTAATTGGTTGGACGAGAGCGGGGGGGATAGGTTGTATTCAGCACAAGGTTTTCCGGTGGAGAGATCTGCACTTGGTGCTCGTGGGATGTACGAGCCCGAAGGTCTTCCCATGGAAACAAATCCAATGACAGTCGCCCGGCCTGTTACAACAGATATGCAAGCTGTTAGAGCAACAGAGGCGGCTAGGGCTTACATCGATATACAAAATGCTGGAGCCGCACACAGAATTTCACCCCATACTCAGTCAACGCCGGCAGAGCGAATTGATTTAAGCGTCAGCATTCCAGGTAGCGATATGACTGAACAACAGTTTCTCGCTCTCCGAGACATAGCCGTCGAGAACGAATACTTTATAATCGATTCTGGTGATCAAATAATTTTCAAGAACTTTAGTGAAGACAGACCTGGTCAAATGTCAAGTGACAGCAGACTTGGGGAAAGAGAGAGGCGCGCCATCCAGGGACAAGTGCAGCGAGTTCTACCGGGAGCAAGATTGGGTAGGGAAAAAGTCGATGTCGTTTACGTTGATTATCAGGATCTGTTTAAAAAGGCAAACGAAGGTGAAGGGTCAGTAACTACGGCTCTGTTTAAAGAATTGGAAGCCCGGCCTGATGTTGCGGAGGCAATTGATCCAATCATAAGAGAGAAGGCGCGAGAGAATCTGACCCGGGACAGGACATTCGCACAGCGCAGAGGTGTTCCAATGCGAGAGGACGTTGAACGGGCGCTGGAGATAGTGGGCGAAGGCGGTTGGGAGGCGCTCAAGGCTGCACTGGATGCCGGAAAAGTGCTACCGGCAATTGCAGCTATGATTTTAGCGCCTTCTTTTCTTGGGCTCGATCAAGCCGGATCTGGTCAAGATATATGACGTTGTCAGGAATGGGTTTCCCGTTATGGATCGAGCTAGGCTTGTGTAGATGCCCGTAAGTCCACTGGTGGATCTGTGGAAAAACGATGTTGTCGATTCTCGTCCAATGCTGGGACGTTAAAGCGCATGTAGCCATTGTACTTCTCCCTTTAGCGTTGACGTAGCAAGTAGGAATAAATCACGAATGGTGTATTCTACAGGGGTATCCGAGACAAGGAAAGGGCAGTCGGCGACAAGAGAAGTTGGCTAATTAGACCGAAAAGTGGGCTAATTAGTCCGTTATTTTTGAAATATATGTGGTATATTCCGCAGCAGGGACTAGACCTATTCTAGGCAAAATACTCTTTACGAGGCGCACAAGATGGATCCAGATGAAGTCAATGAGGCTGAAATAACGCTTGATGATGAAACGTCTGAACAACGTCAAGAAATTGACAGTCAAGAAATTGATAGTCAAGAATTTGACGGCGACGATGAAGTTGGTACGGAGTCATCACCCAAAGAAAAGGTAGTATTTAGCGAAGCTCAGCAAAAAGTATTTAACGCTGAAATTGGAAAGAAAACATTTAGGCTCCGTGAAACAGAGCGAAGAAATGAAGACCTCCAGCGCAGTGTTAATGAGTTGCAGCAGCAAGTTAATGTAGTCCCTGATATTCAAGTTCCACCAATGCCTGATGCGTTCAGCATGACGGATGCAGGATTTAAACAGGCAATGAGGCAACGTGATGAGGCTATAGTTTACAAAGTGAACCTGGATGCCCAACAATTAGCGAACGACACGTATTATAGGAATGTCCAAGCACAGCAAATTGAAGAAGGCAAACAGGCAACTCAAAGGACGATGAGTAACTATGTACAGAAAGCAGCGAAAGTAGGTATTTCTCAACCAGAACTGCAAAAGGCAGGTTCAACTTTAATGACTTTCGGGATAAGTGATGAATTGGCTGGTTTTATTGTAGACCATGACCAAGGCCCACAGATCTCTAAATATTTAGAGGAACACACAGCAGAGCTGGAAAAGGTAGCGCTGATGCGCCCTTCAAATGCTTCAGTATACATAGCGACAAAAATTGTTGGTAAAGTGCAGAGCAACGCTAGATCAAATATTAATCAAGCACCTAGTCCTCTCGACACGTTAACCCCTACGGGAAAGCGACAGAAAGCGGGAGGGCCAAAGGGTGCTACTTTTGAATAAAGGTGATTTAGCATGGCTAATAATTTATCCTCCAACATTACTCGGAAGGTGGCGCGGGTTTTTTTAGATGAGTTTGAAAGCTCACGAGTTATAACTAAAACCATCAACACGCAGCTTCTGAGTGGTAAGTTCAACCCTTCAAGCGGGTCGAATGTAGACTTCAAAAGACCTCATGACTATAACAGCATACGAACTTCTGGTGGTGATATTTCATCGTCCACGAAGTCAGACATCATTGCTGGTAAAGCAACTGGAACAGTTCAAAACTATTTTACTGTTGCTACTGAATGGACAAATATTCAAGAGGCTTTGGAACTCGACCAGCTTAAAGAAATTCTTGCACCGATGGCTCGGCGTATCGTTACTGACCTGGAGCTTGATCTTGGAAGTTATATGTTTAAAAACTGTAACCTCCACTATGGAGCGCCAGGCACAGTGGTTGACGCATGGTCAGATGTAGCGGGCGCAGGGGCTTTGATGGACTCGATCGGAGTACCGACAAATGGAGAGCGGTATTACGTGATGAACCCATTTACTACTACCAACCTGGCGAGCGCACAGAGTGGTTTGAGCGCAGCTGACGGTCTAGTTAGAACTGCATGGGAGAAGGCGCAGATACCATCAACTTTTGGTGGCTTGAACGCATTAACTTCCAATGCTTTGGCAAGCTATACCTCTGGTACTGCATCTGATAGGGCTGGCACTTTAAGCGGCTCACCGGATGTAACCTATGTAACGGCTAAGGACACAATGACACAGGTATTAGCTGTCACTGCGTTTTCAGCCAGCGCAACTGTGAAAGCTGGTGAGATTATTACCATCGCCGGGCGTAACAGGCTGAATCTTTCCACGAGAGAAACTATGCTCGATGCTACTGGTGCAGCAATTATCTTTGCTGGGACAGTAACGGAAGACGTTACATTGAATGGCTCGGGTGCAGGTAATATAACTGTTGCCGGCGCTGCCATTTATGAAGCCAACGGTCAGTACAATACCACAGCTACCGCCGCCACTAGCGGAGACGTAGTTACCCTTCTGGGTGCTGCTTCCACGCTATATCAGCCTAATATGTTCTACCACGAACAGGCTTTTGGTGTAGGTACTGTGAAACTGCCGAAACTTTATAGCACCGATACTGTCGCTACTACTCATGATGGAATGTCCGTCAGAGTCAGTAAGTATTCCGATGGTGATGCCAATACTCAAAAAATCAGATTTGACTTGTTGCCAGCTTATGCAACATTCAATCCGTTCTTTGCGGGTCAAGGCTTTGGTGTATAACGACTGTCTAGTGATTGGGGGCTTCGGCCCCCTTTCCTTTTCGGAACTTGTGTGAGCTATAGGGTTATTTTATGAAATATATAAAACCAGGCGGTAGAGAAGTAGAAGTAAACAAAGAATCTGAAGCCACCGCAAAAGAATTAGGATGGAAGAAGAAAACAGCAGCTAAAAAGAAAGCCAAGAAGAAAGGCTAACTAAATGGCTACTGTTGCTCAGGTAGCGAAGGCTTCGCTACAGAGAATTCTTGTCCAGGCTTCTGAGTCACTCTTAGAACCAGCTGAATACAGCGACTACATATTCTCATTAAATAACTATATGACTGAGCTTGACGCCCAGGGTATCCAGCTGGGTTTCACTGAAGTCAGTGACTTAGGCGATGATATAACTATCCCCGCGGGTGCATTGCGTGGCGTCATAGCTAACATGGCTATCGAAGTCTCACCCGACTACGGCGGTGTTATTTCTGATGGCCTGGTCAAGGCTGCCAGAGAAGGCATGAGTACCATGCGTCAAATTGGCCAGTCCATGGGAACCTCTAAATACCCCGGAACATTACCCAGAGGCAGCGGCAACGATGGCGGCTGGACGGGTTCTTTTGGTTACTTTTATCCTGATAGTGAGGCCGAGATACTCGCTGAGACTACGGGCGCTATAGGCTTAGAATCGGATACGACATAGGGATTCAAGATGGTTGATAATTCAGACGGTCGTAAGAAGAGTAATTTCGTAGCGAAAACCAGCGTGACTGCTGGTGCGTACATGGATTTCTTTGTAAATAGTACGAATTATAAAATATCTTATGCAGACTTCACCAGTGGCCTGGGGGTTACAGGAAGTCTTGAAACGCTAGGCTCTGCAAGTGGCATAGCCATATTGAGTGTTTCTGGAACCGTCAATAGCATACGAAATATAGAAAACGGGTCAGGGATTATTGCAAGCATCTCAGCATATCAAGGCTGTCTGGTAGCGCATAATTTCTTATCAGACGGGACCGGACATGCTGTATTTAAGAATATAACAGCAGCTCAACCCACCTTTGCCTCGTTAGTAGCCGGTACGGGTATTAGTATTGCTACTACCGATAATTACCTCACTATTTCAAAAGTAGCTGACACGATAGTTGATGGCCTGGTTTCAATGCAAGATAATTCAACGGCTACCACTATTGCTGGTACAGGCACTCCCGTGCTGGTTGCCGGCACCTGGGTAAGTCAAAAGACCTCAACAGTTACAGCGACTACTGCTGGAAGACTTACTTATACCGGCGGTACCGCAATAGACATTAAGATAGATGCCTCTGTTTCTTTAGCGCCTTCTTCCGCAAGCGCACAGAAT